TTGGGATTTCTCTGGATTGAAGTTGTCAATATACTGTAGGCAGTTCTCTATACCATCACAGATCATGTCCTCACGGAACATGTAGTTGACAAAGTTTGGTTTGTATGATAGATGTGTAGCGATCTTAAGGAAACACTCACCAATATAATTATTAACTCTAGGTTTAGGTTTACCTAATTCTTTTGATATAATAACTTTGTCTCGATACTCAGTAATAGCAGCGAGAAACTCCTTGTTATTAACGTAGTATTCGGTTTGTTTTCTTTTTGCCATTACTGTGTATGCCACGGGTTGCCTTACATTATCATAATATTAAGTATACCACTCTATGCCATTCTTGTCAAAGCTTGACAGATTCCCATAAACTCAGTAGAATAACTATGTCAGAGTTCAGAAGGGTTGTAGCTCTTAACTTTTATTAAATAGATCTTCTAGAGTTTTTTTCATTTCTTTTACTGAACCTAAGTATCCAGAATCTCTAGGTAATTTATTACCTTTTCCTGCTAGAGACTTTCCAGTCTCCATACGAAAAAGAGTTTTTTCGTAAAAGTCAACAATCTCTCCTTCAATTTCAATCATAGTTAGTATATGATCTCTTTTCATAATAAACATATTATCAAATGTAGCAGAGATCCATTCCTTTAGTGCAAAACCTGTTACTTCTAACTGACCTTTTTTTTGTTTTGCATTTTCGACCATAAGAGGTCTCTCTAACATAATCTTGTCTTCTTCAGTAAGATAACATACTTTAGATACTAATTCTTCGCCCGATACTAATTTAATAGTTGCATAGAATTCTTCTTCCATATTTAATTTGCTCTAAGGTTTACTTTTATAACCTCATACTTAAAGTTCTCTTCATTGTAAATGTTAACTCTTTCATTCAAATGTCTAAGGGTGTAGTTCTGACCGCCAATGTCATCAGCGATATCGTATAAGGTTGCTATATCTTTTCCTTCGCCTTTCCTGAGGACACGTCCGATGGACTGGAGGTTGCGAATGCGCGACTTACTTGGGGAAGCAAAAATAATATTGTGTAATCGTTTGATGTTAATCCCTGTAGAGAATGTGCCGTAAGAAGCAATGATTACAGCATTACTCTCGGTTTCAGTAAGTTGTCGGACTTGTTCTCTATCTTCTACATCAGTACCACCATGAACAAAAAATACTTTTCGTTCGGGGTCTATGGTGCTATTTATCAATTCCAGAAGTGGTTCACCGTGCTTCTCGATATAGTTAAACAACACAAGAGTGTTTCCTTCAATATCTTTTACTAAATTTTTAATCAGATTATTTCTACCACGATGCTCTACTAAGTAATCAATTTCCTCATGATATGATTCAAAGTGTTGCGGAGCATGTTTACAAAGTAAAATTTTTATCCTAAACTTAGAAAGATAACCTTCTTTAATTAGACTGTCTGTTTTAGTAACTTGTTCGCAATCACCAAACAATCCTTCCAACACCCACTTGTGAGTTTTACTCCCGTCTAGGGTTCCAGTAAAACCAAACCTATACTTGGCATTGTGTAGTTTAGTCATGATTCCCGTGAGGGACTTCGACTTAAATAGGTGTGCCTCATCACCGATAACACAATCAATATCATCAAAGTATCTTTTTGGGAACTTGTAGATGGATTGCCAGGTTGATATAATAATTGGTTTATCCGTATTTTTATCCTTGCCGGAATATATCTTATGCACATGATCGTCAGCATTCCACCCGTAGTCATTAAAGTCATTAACCATCTGTTCTACCAAGGACGTAGTAGGAACGATGATGAGCGTTTTCTTGTTGGTAGCAGTATAGTATCTGACGAGGGAATAGATCATCAAACTCTTTCCGCTGCCCGTAGGAGAAAGTAAAAGTTTCCTATTATTTTTAATTGCTTCATAGACAGCACGATACTGATACACCCTTGGTTTGATCTCAGATCGTGTAATTTTATTCATGAAAGTTTCAATGCCTGCATATGAAACAAAGTCATTAGTTTCTCTGACTTCTCCATACCAGTCATTCATTTCATATTCAACTTTATATTGTCGTTCGTCAGCCCACACTTGCAGGTGCTTCATTAGACCACCATAAAGGTCGCCTGTACCAGGAGAGTACAGACGAATGGTTCCATCCCAGTATTTGTATCTGGGGTTCTTCTTCAGGAACTTTGCTTCGGGAACTTCAAACGAAAAGTAATCTGAGAGCTCCTGATGTACGTGTGGCTCAGCAGATTGAATTGTAACGTATACTTCGTTTTTCTTTTTAATACTGAGGGTGGTCATCATTGTCCATTAACGAATTTCTCCCACTCAATGGCACTCTTGACCTGAAAACCTCTATTGGAAATTTGACGCATGACTTGATCCAACCAGTAAAGCATCTGGTCTAAGTATTTGATCTTTGCCTCAAGGTTGATGATCTCCTCATCTGCCTCAAGGTAAGTTCTCATTTTCTCTGAAGTCTTAATGCTTGATCCGAATGGTTTAGCAGCATAGGTCTTAGCATCTGCTTCGCCTGAGTAATACTCACGCTTATTTTTTACCAGTTTGCGGGTCTCAAATTCCAGCGAGGTTTTGATCTGCTGAATGTCAGTGTAATGGTTTAAGTATTTATTGTGTTGGAAAGGGATCGATAATGCGAGTTGCCCTAGATCTGTGGTATACTGTTTGTTCTTAAATTGAAAGTCAACTGCAGAATCTTCTGCCCAGTCTTCTCTTAGTTTGTCAAATTTATTACGAAGGGTTTCAAAATTCATAGAGGATGATTGTTTTTATCATTGATAAAGAACTGTTGATGTTTAAATGTGACATCAGCAGTTATGTATTCTACATCTGTTATTGTAGCATCAAATTGCAAACCTGTAAGTGATACAGGAAATATGTTTCTAAATTCTACGATGAATGCTGGATTAAATTGAGAAGTATTGATTTGTAAAATGCCATTTGTTAAAATATCACTTTGAGATGTGGTGCGTTGCAGTTGATCTGCATTACCGTTATCACGCATCCACTTATGAATACTATTATAATTTTTTAAATCTTCATCAACAATAAAAGATACAGTAAGATCCCCGAACGATACACCACCACCCGGAATGATAGGCAAGTTTCTGAAAGGACTTGCTACTTCCGTAGTAGGCATTGTAATGTCGGGGACATTTGCTCTTTGGCAAAAGAAATCTACCCCTTCAAATTTCTCTAGTTTTAAGAGATAACCAATAGGGTTCAGGAAATTCCTGTTAGTAGGTTGTTCCTTATACCAATCAGCAGACATGTCAACTTCCCAAGCTGATACTATTTATCCTCGTTATACCAGAAGTCTTCCCAATCTTTTTGGGAGTCGGTTACGTCTTCCCATGTGGGTTGGTCTTCACCAGTTGTCTGTGTCTTCATCTTCATAATCCCAAATTTCATATGGACCGTGTTGCATCTTTTTTAGTTCTTCTGTCTTAGCACGATATAATGTTGCTTCTGATATCCAGATAGCAAGTTTCATTACAATAAAAACTATTGCTAGTGGCGACAAACAAAACAATAATACTAATGATGGATTCATTGACTGTATTCGTTTATAATATCTAGCACAGTATTTAAAGTGTCATGAGCACCGTCGTGCCACTGACCGGTTTTGTTTTCATGCTTCCCGTCATATAGTTCAGTTTTTAATTTATACACTTTTGCAAGCATATCAGTTTTGAGCAAGCGACCGCGAGGCATGATGATAAAGTATTACTAGTTCTATTTAAGCACAAAAAAAGGGACCCCGCAGGGTCCCTGTGTTGATTTCGTGATAACCGATATCAGGCGAGGTTCGCAACGCGAACACGTCTGTAGTACTGGTTCTTAGAAGCAGTAAGTGCTTCAGCATCAGGTGTGCCTGCAGACGACTCAACGAAAGGATTGCTGACCATGCCGTAGCGGGTCTTGAAACCAATCTTAGGTTGGAAGGTCTGAGGATCGATGCTGCGGAGCATCTGGAGGGGAACGTAGGGGCAGTAGAATAGTCCTGCGTCATAAGGGGAAGAACCCTTATAACCAACTACGTAGTAGTGGGTGTTAGAAACGTTAGCAGAGTAAGGATCAACATAGACCTTAATGCGACCGTTCATGGTGCCGACTAGAAGGTTTCCGGTGTCATCAACTTCACCGATGGAAGGACCACCAGCACCAGTTAGACCTGAGGAATAGTCGAGTGTGCCAGACATGGCAAGAGCAGAAGCAACGTCAGCAGAAGTGACGATGAAGTTGCCCTTTCCTCTACGAGTCTCTTGTGCGATAGCGTTGGCATCGCGCTCGATTTGGAACATAAGTCCTTTGAACTTCTCAACCGACCAACGACCGTTGCTGTCAACGTCGAGGTCAAATACACCAGCGTTAGCAACGTTGTTCTGAGCACCAGGCTTAGCAACGGTGTAAACGGTACGAACAACCTCACGGTTGATCTCAGCAAGGATTTCGCTAGACAATAGATTAGCGAGTTCCTGCTCTGCATCAAGACCGTGGATTGCCTTAAGGTCTTGTGCCAATTCTAGAGTGTACTCAGCGCGAAGAGCTCTGGTCTTAGCAGTGACCGCAGTCTTCTCGATGCTGAAGTCCATTTCGTTGAATAGGGTCGAACCCGATCCAAGAACTTCTGCTGTTTCTCTAGCAATGTTGCCTGCTTGGCGCTCGTAGTTAGCAGCAGTTGTGCCGCCGCCTGTGGCGTCGTTAAGCAGACCAGGGTTAGCATCAGTCGTGCCACCATCGCCAAGAGGAGATACGGGATC